AAATGTATTAAATGCTGTTTCCATTGTTTACTCCTTTGTTTAATATTTCCTAGCATCTCTTAACGCTTGCTGAGATATTTGATAGTAAGAGCTAGTTCTTGAATCATGGTGCGGTACTATCTCTCTTGGTGCTTTAAATATTTGTTTAATATACTTTATAAATGGGGAGAAAAGAGTGTCCTCGTTGCTATATTTTACGAACTGATTGAGACTAATTGATGCTCTCATCCATGTTGGTTGATCGGAATCACATATACAATAATCATGCTCTATCCTTGATTGATAGAATGGCTTGTTATAATATAATTCATGAACTACCTTTCTGACATCTGATTCATCGTACTCTTTCCAATATGAGTTCATATATTGTTTGATAACTTGCTCTAATTCTGTTTCATTATTGATACGAGTGTGTGGCTCCATGCCTACTACATCGTCAATATGTACTAATCCACTTAGTATATCTTTTACACAAAAACTTAAACTTGTACCAACTACTGTCTTGTGTGAATTTGTCATTATTTACTCCTTTTAATTATACTTGTTATTCCTCAGCTGTTTGTTAATACGCTCAGGAGAGCTGTACTTTGGGAACTCACTGTTAAATATTATCATGCACGTATCTAACTGTAAATATGTTGCTCCATTACGCTGTTCTACTGACATTACTTTGTCAGGGAACTTGTCCATGATCTCTTTAATAGACAAATTGTCTAAAGTGTGCCTGTTGATAGGCTCGTTAACATGTTTAGTATTCGCCATAATATGCCTTATAGTGTATGCTTGAATGTTCGTAGTGCGTACCGTCAATATACTCATCAACTGCTTCAAATGTTGATTTGTCTTGACGCTCATCGGTTAGTAGTACAACTGTGCCAGCTATACCTACTCTGCTTAATACTTCATACTGCCTGTTTGATGTTAAATAATCAGACAGGTTCTGCTCACTTGTGAAACGCTTAACTATAATCATTGCAAACTCCTTTGCGTTGTGTTATTGACCAAGTTACTATGAATATCTGTAATATAATAGAGAAATATAGCAGGGTTTATGGATCGGCGATAACTATGCAATAACTATAGCCTTCTGCTCTATTTATGCGTGCTGCGACAACGCTTTATAGTCGCCAGAGCCTACGACTGTGCCTGCTATACTCCTCGTTGTATAAGTGTTGTGCTCAAGCCCCCTCTCGTGCTGAAAGGGGGCTCATAGTACTACGAGTGTTGGTTAATTGATGTCTTCAAGTAGGCCTAAGTCATCTTCATTCCAATCAAATACTTCATCTTTAGAGTAGGTTGCAGTGGCTACGAGAGCGATCTCTTGTTGGGCTTCAAGTGACTTAGTCTTAAGGGTTGCTTCACTCATGCGTAGAGAGAAGCCTGTGTCAAGATTCCAAGCGACTGAGTAGGTGCCGTCACCTAGGTCTGCTACAAATACATCATAGCGTGCTGGTTGAGGGTCACCGCTAGGTGAGCCGAAGTCATGGATGATAATCATAATTAGGTTCCTTTTGTTGTTGGTTTTTAACTAAAAAGCGAATTTCCATAATCCGTCTTTGATATATTTAGGGCAAATATACCCGCACTTCAAAATCCTGCAATTTTTTCAAGTTCACTCTACGCGCGTGCGTATGGTATATATAAACAAATAGTGTTAATGATTTATGAACACTATGGGTGGTATGGGTGGTGTTTAAGAGGAGGGAAAGGAGGGTGTAGATTCAAATAAGTCTTGATTCTAAAGTGGTTTATATAGTAAGCTTTATCACCATGCAAAAAGATATCGAAATCCTTGGCAAGTTAACTGCCGAAGAGCAAGTATCTGTATTAGAGATTATATCTAGGAGCACTTCAGACTTAAGCCCAATAGAGATAGATGATGTAGTGTACCAAATACCAGACACAGTACACGATCTTATAGACAATTTAGCTTTACAAATAAAAGAGTTATCTACTTTAGATGGTGATATAAGTAAGCCGAACTAAATGGATTATCGTAAAATAAAAGGAGTTAAACATTATGTATTCGACGATGTACAAGACTTCGATAACTTCTTTACTGACAAAGATAACAGACCAAATGTATGCGCCGACTGGCGTACTGCAAACGAAGGTGATTGGGTAATAGCTGACGATGGCGGCGTCATACAGTTACTTAAAAAGTCAAATATCAAGCATCCAAATGACCGAAGAAACTATAAATATTGTGAAAGTTATGTTCGCACTGTTGTTGGCGCTTTCTTATGCTTACATAAAACGCATATGGACACTGATTTCTCACAGCACAAGAACAGGTACACGTTCTCAAAGTCTATTAAGTCATCTAACACTAATTTTTACAAAAGAGATAAAACTACTAAAAAAGAAAAAGTATTTGCAACGAATGTTGCAGTTGGTATGGGTGCCGTTAAAAGTTACATGGATGCGTTTAGTGAATTGGATTCGTATATTAAGGCAGGAGAGAGTTATGAAAGAAGTCGAACAGTCAGTAGTAGACGTAGCGAAATCAATGGGTGTCGACCATGAGTATATATTAACTAAATTAAAGTGTTTAGTAGATAGTTCTATAGAAGATAGTATCGTATTGAATGCTGTGAAAGAATTAGGTAAGGCAATTGGCACTATAGGAGGTGTTACTATCAAGCAGAGAGAAACTGGTATAATAGGACTGTTTCAAGGCTTTGAACCTGGCCAATTAGAGTCAGCTAAAAGACCTGAGCTAGTTGAATTAACTGAAGAAGGAGAATAATATGTTATGTCCACATTGTACATCGATGCACACTAAGATACATGGCTACCGTCGTAATTCAGATAACGATTTGATGCAGCGTCATTTGTGTCGTGAATGTAATCACACTTTTACTATCCCATATGAAACACAAGTACAAGATAGAGATACTGAGGATTCTGTACGAGTGAAGTCTGGGGGGTTGTTAACATTTGAGTATAATGGTAAAATAAGGATACATGGATTAACTGATGTTCATGTAGGAGCTAACGAGCATGATCATGAAAAATTAAAGGAAGCTATAAAAGTAATAAGGAAAGATAAGTTTGCCAGGTGGTTTGGCAATGGTGACTTAATAGAATGCATACCTCCAAACTATCACATCCCGCAGCGTGGTCAGAGTATGTCACCAGACGATCAGTATGAAGAGTTCATAAAATTGTTTAGACCTATAGCAGACAAGTGTTTGTTTGTTCGTGGTGGTAATCATGATTATCTAAGAAGTGTAAGAGTTCTTGATTTTGATATATCAAGAGGAATAGCTAACGCTTTAGAAGTTCCTTATTATGAATTGCCTGGTTATACATCAATTGTAACATCTGGTAGGACTTGGAATCTCGTTAGTGGTCATGGTACTAGCGGAGGAAAGAATGGTGACTTGGAGTTAGACAGGATGGCTGCTGTATATAGTGATGGAGATGTATTCTTTTTAGGTCATAATCACCAGTTATATGCTAAACCTATAGACTCTATAGCTATACACAATGATGAGGAAACTTTACATAGAAGGTGGTATATAAGAGGCGGTAGCTTCTTGCGCTACGCGGACTATGCGCGATATTCTATGTATCCAATTGTTAGGACTGGATGGGTTACAATAGAATTTGATGAGAATGGGATTGAGTGTTGGGTAAACTGATGGCGAAGCGTAAACAAACAATCTCAAAGCATGATATTATAAGAACTATTAGGGTGTTAAGTGGAAGAGTCGATTATTTAGATAATATGATAATGTCATTAAGTGAGATGTTTAAAGGATATGTAGATTTTATGGGTAATGAAGATAAGTATATGAAATTTATGGAAGAAAAAAGTGATCAAGTAGATGATGAATAAAATAATTATACTAATAATCTTATTATCTTTATTAGGATGTTCCTACAATACTATACTCAATTCTGAAACAGAAGAATTTCCTGTTTTTGAATTAGCAGGTACGTCTTACTGGCAATTACAACACGAAGGGATAGGAGATGATAGAAAGCCTATTGCCCGAGTAATACTTCAAATGTATGCC